AAAGGTGCAGCCAATGCCGGTAAGGCAGTTGCATTCTTTGCTAATAGCCAAGAGCAGTTACCTAAGATTGAAAGCCTACCTACTAATGCCAATGATAAGATGTTCCAGGAAGCATCCGGATTGAACACTGAACAGATATGCTTTGCTCACACAATAGATCCTATCTTATTAGGTGTTAGGACTGCCGGTAGCTTAGGTAATGGTAGTGATATCAAGCAGGCCTATGTGATATTTGAAAAGAATGTGGTAATGGAGCTAAGAAGAGAGGTAGAGACCATCTTCAATCAGCTATTGACTATTGCTAAGATACCTGCAGACTTTCAAATCAATAACTTTCAGATCATTGGTGATGCTATTGTAGAGGTAGATGAAGATACAGCTAAAGTAAAAGATGCACTCAACTCTTTAAGTGATGCACTGCTTAGCAAAGTACTTGAAAAAATGACTACTAATGAGATAAGAGCCTTAGCATCTCTGCCTCCTATTGATGAACCTACTCAACCCACTGCATAATGCTATACTTCATAACTGAAAACTACCTTAAGACTAACACACCAATCACAGCCAATGTGGATGTGACTGATGTTACCCCATACATAGCAACTCAGTCAGCTCTTAGGATACAACCTATCCTGGGTACAGTATTCTACAACCACATGCTTGCTGCATATAATGCTCAGACATTGACCAATGATGAGATTGACCTAGTGGAGTTCATTCAGCCGGTTATTGCATGGAGAAGTGCAGAGGATGCTGTCTTTGGATTGACTTATCAGCTAAAAAATAAAGGACTTCAGACTCAAAACGGTGATTATTCTGCAAGCGTATCCAGGAATGAGGTAGCATTTGGCATGGAGCACTATGCACAAAAGGCATCATTCTTTGAGCAACGTCTAATCAGATGGCTATTAGCTAATAAAAATCTGTTCCCTTTATTCATCAGTACCACCAACATGGATACTGATCTTAGACCAATGTTTAACCATTGCTCATGTATCACTCCTTATCAGCTCACATGCACAGGAATGTGTGGTAGCTTCCTTGAGAATGGCTACAATAACAGTATCCTGATACTATGAGAACACAACTAACTATCTTACTAAGTACTTTACAATCTAAATGGTCCATGGCACTATCTGTGATAGCAGCTTTCTTAATGCCTATCTATGGCTTGCTCTTTTTAATTGGCTTTTCTATAGTTATTGATACTATCACAGGTATATGGAAGTCAAAAAAACAAGGAGTAAAAATATCAAGCAGAGCTCTATCTGCAATCATTAGCAAGATGCTACTCTATGAGATAACTGTTATCTTATTCTTTCTAATAGATAAGTATATTCTCAATGACATCATGCTGCAATTCTTTAGTGTGCCACTAATGCTCACTAAGATCATGGCACTCATCCTAGTATCCATTGAGGTGATGAGCATTAACGAAAACTACAAAGCAGTTAAAGGGCTTGACTTGTGGCAGGCAATGAAAAACCTTTTTGCAAGAGCTAAGGATGTAAAAAAAGAAGTGGATGGAATTAGACATAACCAAGATATTACAGGTACGCCTATCTGAAAAACAATACTTTCAAGAGGATAGCAAAAAGACACAGATCTACCTACACCATACAGCAGGTGGTGGTGATGCTGCAGCTGTATCACGTTTCTGGAATAGCAATGAGACCAGGATAGCTACTGCCTTTGTCATTGGTGAAAGAGGTACAATAGTACAGTGCTTCAGCTCACGTCATTGGGCTTGGCATCTTGGCATTGATGCTGAGGACTTCACTAAGTTAGGTGCAAAGTATCAGAACTTGAATAAGTGCTCAGTGGGTATTGAGGTATGTAATTGGGGCCCATTGAAGCTAAAGGATGGAAAGTACTACAACTATGTTAAGGGAGTGGTAGATCCTGCAATGGTAACCACATTAGAAGCACCATACAAAGGTCATGTTCATTGGTATAAGTATACAGATGCACAGATAGAAAGCACTCGGCAGTTAGTGGAGTACTTGTGCAAGACTTATGATATCCCTAAGGAATATAGAGAACAGATATGGGGGATAGATGTAGAAGCATTCAAAGGTACTCCTGGCATCTATACACATAACTCAGTTAGAAAAGATAAGAGTGATATCTACCCATGCCCTCGAATGATTAAGATGTTACAAAGTTTATGAGATACTTACTACCTATATTGATACTTATATCCTGCTCAGCTCCTAAGAGAGCTCAATGGCACTATAAGAGAGCACTTAAGAATGGCCTTGAGTTAGTACAGGATACAGATACCATCCGGATAACTACTATAGATAGCATCCCTGTCATCATCAATGATACTATCGTATGGCAGAAGTATATCACCACAAAGGATACTATCATTAAGTATAACAATATCTATGTGCCAAAGACCAGGTGGCAGACCAGGATAGAGTATAAGGAAAGAGTTAAGACTCTAAGGATACAAGGCAAGGTGCAATGGAAAACAGCTAAAGCAAAAACAGTGGTAAAATATAGATGGGCTTGGTGGCCTATATTTATTGCATTTACTTTAGGCTTATTACTAAGATGGCTCATTAACAATGGGCTGATTGATAGAATAAGTCTACTTAGAAAGCTATGAGAAAAAGACTTTTTTATGACATTGAGACCTCTTTCAATGTCGGTGTGTTCTGGAGATCCGGATACAACCTAACTATACAACCTGGAGATATCATCCATGAGAGAGCTATTATCTGCATCTGCTATAAATGGGAGGGAGATGATGAGGTCCACAGCCTAACATGGTCCAAGAGGCAGAGTGATAAGGAGATGATTAAGGCCTTTGTCAAACTTATATCTCAAGCAGATGAAATTGTGGCTCATAATGGGGATAGATTTGACCTCAAATGGATACGCACAAGAGCTTTAATGCATGGTATTGATGTTATGCCATCACCTAAGACAATAGATACTCTTAAATGGGCTAAAAAGCAGTTTAATTTTAATAGCAATAAACTAAATTACATAGCTCAATTCCTAAATATAGGATGCAAGATGGATACAGGAGGTATGGATCTATGGAAAGATATAGTTTTTAAAAAAGATAAAGCTGCCCTGGATAAGATGGTCCAATATTGTAAGCAGGATGTCATCCTATTAGAGCAGGTATTCAACAAGCTCAACCCATACATGATGGCCAACCACAACTATGCAGTACTTTATGGGGGTGATAAGTATGAATGTCCTGAATGTGGCACTGCTAACTTTATATATAACAAAAAAACAACAACAGCTGCCGGCACTGTACACCATTGGCTCAAATGTAGAGATTGTGGCAAGCATCATAAGATAAGTCATCTGACATATACTAAGTATCAAGAATATATCTACAGGAGAGGTAGAATATCTTAAGTTTATTGGCTGAAATGTCAATTAAATTATGCAAAATTCACCGACATTAATCGGATTTATCCCGATTAAACGAACAATTCACCGCATTTTTGCGCCATTTATGACCGCTTATCTTATTTAGAATCATTCTAAATTTGTGCATAATTAAAAAAAAATGTGCAAAATTGTTTGTATATATGAAACCTTTTGTATCTTTGTAAGGTATTAACAACAAATTTTTAACGCTATGACATCTAAACAATTTGAAAGAGCCCTTGATTTTATCAAGGACAACCAAGAGAACACTATGGCTATTCAAGACTTTCTTGAGCAGCTACTTGTAGAGGCCAATGATGATATGATCAAGGCTGCATTAGACAACACTGAAGATTTTTTAACCATCTTAAACGCTGACAAATGAAACAGGAACTATTCAAAGCAGTAGCAGGTATGGCTGTAGTCGTGGGTACTATGGTAGCAATGTATAACATCTTAATCTTAATGATATGCAAGTAGTAGGACTGAAAGATGATAAGCTCTTATTTGAAATGGATAACTATATTACAGGTACCTGTGAGTTAGAGATTAGAGATCTGCATGATGACCACTATGTAGTGCTGAGTAATATCCAGGCAACAGATGTGGTAGGTGAGGTAGAGCTTGAATACATCCTCACAGATGCAGAGGTAGATGAGCTACATGATAGAGCTCTTGAATATGTTAATGAATATATCATAGATGATCTCTTAGATCCTGAGAGATACTTTGATGAAGATGCCTGGAGATATGATGCATAGAGATATATCAGAGATGGCGAGATGGTGGACCAAACAGTCAATGGCAGGAGATAAGGGGGGCTCCTTTAACATTCCCCTATATATTGAATACTTAAAAGCACGCAACTCATGTACAGATTATGCTACTACTATGAAGATAGGCTCAGTGAAGCCTATGATTATCACACAAAGGCCCTCTGTTATTGGAAGAAAAAACAACTCAGGGCAGCTGGAACTCATGTTTACGGAAGATTTGTAATAGAGAAGATATGACCAAGAAAGATGTAATAAAAATACTATACCCTTATATCAGAGGTCCATTAGTGGCTGAGTATTTGGATATAACTGTAAGTAAGATGTACAACTTTGTGTGGGATATTGGCCTTAAAAAGCATCCAAAGTTTAAGCATCAAATGAACTCAGCTTTGGCTATTGAAGCAGGAGAAAGGACTAGATTTAAGAAAGGACAGGTACCACATAATAAAGGTAAAAAAATGCCTCAAAGTATCTATGATAAGGCAGCTCCCACCATGTTTAAAAAAGGCAATAAGCCATTTAATACAAGAGAGGAGAATGCTATGAGTATACGCAAAGATACCAAAGGTAGAGATTACTGCTATAGTAAGGTAGCAGATAGTAAATGGGTGCTCACTCATAGATTAGTATGGGAGCAGGCTAATGGACCTATTCCTGCAAGGCACATTATTAGATTTATTGATGGTAACACTATGAACTATGACCTTAGCAACCTGGAGTGCATATCAATGAGAGAGAATATCAATAAGAATACCATCCAACGCTTCCCTAAGGATCTGCAACAGGTAATTAAATTAAAAAGTAAATTAAATAAAACAATAAACAATGGCAAGAAACGGAATGAATGATCTTAGAGATCACCTCTTCGCAGCTCTGGAGAGACTAAATGATGATGAGCTGACACCTGAGCAATTAGCTACGGAAGTAGAAAAAGCACAGGCAATATCTAACCTATCTAACTCAGTGATAAACAGTGCTAAGGCTGAGGTTGACTTCATGAAAGCTACCGGAATGATAGCTACTACAAGTAACCTGTTCAAGGGAGTTAATGATCCTAAAAGATTAGACTGATGGAATATGTAAAATACTACAGAATGTGGCTTGAAGATAAGGTAGAGCCAGAGGGTGGCTTTTGGTGCTACATGGGAGCTGATGAGAAAAACTTTTTATATCAACTCAATGGTATCTATTATGAGGATGATCAGCCTGAAACCTTAGAACAATACCTGCAATGGGGGTACAAAATAGAAGAGCTATGAATGATGAGCTATACCAACTAAGCAAGGTACTGAATGAGGATATTGTTAACATCATCAATACCTATCAGCTCAGCTCTAACTCCAGGAAACAGGAGGCAGTATATAAAAGATTTTATCTATACAACTTCATGTATCAGCATAGGCATATGACACTATCAATGATAGGCTACTATTTCAACCGAGACCATAGTACAGTGGTGCATGGTATCCAGGAGCATGAGTATTGGTATGGCAGAAAGGATGATAAGTATCTGAAGAGTATCCATCCAATACCTGACATGCTTAGACCTAAGAGAGATGATCATAATATAGTAGATGTGGATGTCATGCCATTGGATGATGAAGAGGTAAGGATATCTATCACCGGTAACTTTTCAAAAAAAG